AGTTATGGTGTCGCCGCCGCGCTTCAGGCTGCGGTTTTCCAAAGGCTTTCGGGCGATGCGTCTCTCACCGCGCTTGTCGGCACTGCGATTTATGATGCGCTGCCAACCGGAACCTTGCCTGATCTCTATGTCATTCTCGGCGCGGAAAAGGTTCAGGACCGATCGGACGGTACCGGCGCTGGGGCCGAGCACGCTTTCATGATCTCTGTCGTGACCGACAGCGCCGGTTTCAGCGCGGCCAAGGCAACAGCTGCGGCCATTTCGGACGCGCTGGTCGATGCGCCGCTGACCCTCACGCGCGGCCATCTCGTCGCGCTCAATTTCCATCGCGCTGTCGCGGCGCGGGTCGGATCGGCGGGCACCCGCCAGATTGACCTGATCTTCCGCGCCCGCGTCGAAGACAACTGACACAAGGCTCAATAAGCGAGGTATTTCAAATGGTTGCCCAAAACGGCAAGGATCTTCTGATCAAGATCGACATGACTGGCGACGGCTCTTTCGAGACCGCCGCCGGCCTTCGGGCCACGCGCGTCTCGTTCAATGCCGAGACGATCGACATCACCAGCCTCGAAAGCACGGGCGGTTGGCGCGAGCTTTTGGGCGGCGCGGGGGTGCGCTCGGCCTCGCTTTCGGGCTCGGGCGTGTTCAAGGACGCCAATACCGACGAACGGGTGCGCCAGATCTTCTTTGACGGTGAGACGCCTGATTTCCAGGTGGTGATCCCCGATTTCGGCCGCGTCGAGGGGCCGTTTCAGGTCACCTCGATCGAATACGCCGGAACCTATGACGGCGAGGCCACGTATGAGCTGGCGCTGGCTTCGGCCGGGGCGCTGGTATTCACGGCCTTCGTCTGATGACCAACCCGTATGCCGGTGAGGTCAGCCTCAGGATTGATGGCGTGGACCATCCCTGCAAGCTCACGCTTGGGGCCTTGGCCGAGCTCGAGTCCGAGCTCGGCGAGGGGTCGCTCGTCGATCTCATCGCCCGTTTCGAGGGCGGGCGCTATTCGGGGCGCGATCTGATGGCGCTCATCGTGGCGGGGCTGCGCGGGGGCGGATGGCGCGGGCGGGCCGAGGAACTTCTCTCGGCAGATATCGCCGGAGGGCCGGTCGGCGCCGCACAGGCGGCGGCGCTGATGCTGGCCCACGCCTTTGCGCCTGCTGGGGCGTGATGGGCTTCGACTGGCCCGCGCTTTTGCGGCTTGGCCTTGGGCGGCTGCGGCTGAGGCCGGCCGAGTTCTGGGCGCTCACGCCCGGCGAGTTGATGCTGATGCTGGGCGAACCGGGCCGGGCGCAGCCGCTTGGGCGGCAAGGGTTCGACGCCTTGATGAAGAGTTTTCCAGACAGAGTGAAAGGAGCGGGCCATGAGTGATCGTTTGGGGGCGTTTGGGTCTGGCGCAGATGCGCTCGACCAGGCGCTGGGCGACAGCGCCTCAATGACGGCGGCTTTCGATGGCCAGCTTCGGTCGCTTCAGACCAGCCTTCTCGAGACGACCCGTGATCTCGGCAACCTCGAGCGCGGCTTCTCCAGTGGCCTACGCCGTGCGCTGGACGGGTTGGTGTTTGACGGCGCCAAGCTCAGCGACACGCTGCGTGATCTGGGAAAATCCATGCTCAATACCGTCTATTCTGCTGCGGTCCGTCCCGTCACCGATCACTTCGGGGGGCTTTTGGCACAGGGGCTGAATGCGGCCGTCTCGGGGATGATGCCCTATGCCGATGGCGCAGCTTTCACCCAAGGCCGGGTCATGCCCTTTGCCAAGGGGGGCGTCTTGTCCGGCCCTGTCGCCTTCCCGATGCGCGGGGGCATGGGGCTCATGGGCGAGGCCGGGCCCGAGGCGATCATGCCTTTGGCGCGCGGCGCGGATGGCAAGCTCGGTGTGCGCGCGGGCGGCGGCGGGTCGGTCACCGTTCACATGAATATCACAACGCCCGATGTGGCGGGCTTTGACCGCAGTCGTGGTCAGATTGCGGCACAGGTGGCTCGCGCCCTCGGTCGGGCACAGCGCAATATTTGAGGTTTAGAGATGAGCTTTCACGATATCCGTTTTCCGGCTTCGCTGAGCCTTGGCGCTGTGGGCGGCCCCGAGCGGCGGGTCGAGATCGTCACCCTCGCCAACGGCCATGAAGAACGCAACGCGCCCTGGGCTCATTCGCGCCGGCGCTATGACGCCGGTATGGGCCTCAGGTCGCTCGACGACGTGGCGACGCTGGTTGCCTTTTTCGAGGCCCGCGAGGGCCAGCTTCACGCCTTTCGCTGGAAGGATTGGTCCGATTTCAAATCCTTCCAGCCTTCGGGTGAGGTCACGGGCGAGGATCAGGTGATCGGCGCTGGCGATGAGGTCACTTCCAGCTTTCAACTCGTCAAAAGCTATGCTTCGGGAGACAGCGTCTATGTGCGCCCCATTCGCAAACCGGTGGCTGGCACAGTTCAGATAACGGTCAGCGGAGAGCCGCAGGCGGAGGGGGGCGACTATGCCCTCGATACCGCGACGGGGATCGTGACCTTTTCCCATCCGCCCGACATTCAGGCGGTGATCCGGGCCGGATATGAATTCGACGTGCCGGTGCGTTTCGCCACAGACGCGATCCGCACGTCGATGGCCAGCTTCAATGCGGGCGAGGTGCCCGATGTGCCGGTGATCGAGGTGCGGCTGTGAGCGGCCTAGCGGACCATTTGGCAAGTGGAGCAACCACGGTCTGCCGCTGCTGGGCGGTGGTGCGAAAGGATGGCACAACGCTCGGTTTTACTGATCACGACCTGCCCGTTTCCTTCGACGGTATGGACTTTCGCGCCGAGGCGGGGATGACCGCGCAGGCCATTGAGACGTCGCTTGGCCTGTCGGTCGACAACGGTGAGGCGATCGGTGCGCTCAGTGATGCCGCGATCCGCGAGGTCGACATACTCGCGGGCCGGTATGACGGGGCCGAGGTAACGGCCTGGCACGTGAACTGGCGCGTGCCTGCAGAACGTCAGATCGTCTTTCGCGGCACAATCGGCGAGATCCGGCGCGGTGGAGGGGCGTTCCACGCCGAGTTGCGGGGGTTGTCTGAGAAACTCAATCAGCCGCGCGGTCGAGCCTATCAAGCCTCCTGCTCGGCTGTCTTGGGGGACGTCGAGTGCGGCTTCGACTTGCAGACGCCGGGTTTCAGCGCCGAGGCCAAGATCCAGTCGGTCGAAGGTGCGGCGATTGTCGTCGACGACCCGGGATATCTCGAGAAGGGGTGGTTCACTCAGGGAGTATTGACCGTCTTGGATGGGGCAGCGGCAGGCCTTTCGGGCATGATCAAGGCCGACGAGGAAGGCTCTGACGCGCAGCGCAGGGTTGTTCTTTGGCAAGAGCTGGGCGCAGGCCCGTCTGTGGGGGATCGTATTCGCCTTATTGCCGGTTGTGACAAGCGGTTCGAGACCTGCCGTCTGAAGTTCTCGAACCACATGAATTACCGCGGCTTTCCCGACATTCCCGGCGACGATTGGTTGATGGCGTCTCCCGCCACGACGGGCGAGCGAGACGGAGGTAGTCGCCGGTGAATGAAAGGGCCGCCCTCGCAGCGCGCGGCTGGATCGGGACGCCTTATCGGCACCGGGCCGCAGTCAAAGGGGCAGGTTGCGATTGCCTTGGCCTTGTTCGGGGCATCTGGTCTGAAACCGTCGGACCCCTTGGGGTCGAACTTCCCGCCTATACGCCGGACTGGGCCGAACCGTCCCGGCGCGAGGCGCTGCGGGCCGCGCTTGAGGAGCGGCTCGTCGCGCGGCCCTTTGGTGAACCGGAGGAGGGCGATGTCCTTCTATTCCGAATGCGGGAGGGGGCAATGGCCAAGCATCTGGGGATCCTGATTTGCGCCGGGCCGGCTCCTGCCTTTGTTCATGCCCATGTGGGCCCAGGCGTCATCGAAAGCCGCCTCAGCCCGCCGTGGCGGCGCCGCCTTGTGGCGCGTTTTGCATTTCCTGAAGGAGGCCAGTGATGGCGACGATCGTTCTTTCCGCAGCAGGCATGGCGCTGGGCGGCAGCATTGGGGGATCGGTTCTGGGTCTGTCGTCGGCGGTGATCGGCCGCGCGGCGGGCGCACTGATCGGACAGGCGATCGACCAGCGCCTGCTGGGCGCGGGATCGGCCCCGGTCGAGATGGGCCGGGTAGAGCGGTTTCGCCTGACCGGCGCTTCGGAAGGGGCGCCTGTGGGGCAAGTCTTTGGTGCGGCGCGGGTGGCGGGGCAGGTGATCTGGGCTTCGCGCTTTTCTGAGGCCAAGACCACGACCTCCAGCAAATGGTCGCTCAAGCCTGCAACTGTCAGCTATTCCTATTCGGTGAGCCTCGCTATTGCCCTTTGCGAGGGCGAGGTCTCTGGGATCGGGCGTATCTGGGCCGATGGTGCCGAGATATCGCGCAGCGATCTGTCCATCACGCTGCATCGGGGCACAGCGGATCAGCTCCCGGACCCGACGATCGAGGCGATCGAGGGTCTTGGCGAAGCCCCGGCCTACCGTGGTGTCGCCTATGTGGTGATCGACAACCTCGACCTTGGCCGCTTTGGCAACCGCGTTCCACAGTTCAATTTCGAAGTGTTTCGACCCGCGCCTGCCGACCTTGGCCCCAACAACTCGGATCTCGCGCATCTTGTGCGCGGCGTGGCGCTGGTGCCGGGAACGGGGGAATATGCGCTTGCGACAACGCCGCTTTACCGTGACGACGGTTTTGGCCGGAACATTCCGCTCAACCTGCATACCAATGCCGCCGCGAGTGATCTCGATGCATCGCTTGATGCGCTGAGCGCACAGGTGCCGGGCTGCGGCTCGGTCTCGCTCGTGGTGTCGTGGTTCGGCGATGATTTGCGCTGCGGCGATTGCCGGGTGGAGCCTTTGGTCGAGCATCACGGGGCCGATCCTGAAGCGATGCCATGGCGTTCGGGGGGGATCGGTCGCGCTGCTGCGGGGCAGGTGCCGATGGACGGAAACCGGCCCGTCTATGGCGGGACGCCGGCCGACCAGTCGGTTGTCGAAGGCATCAGGGCTATCGCCGCACGCGGGCAGGAGGTGATGTTTTATCCCTTCCTGATGATGACCCAACAGCAAGGAAATAGCCTGCCGGATCCATGGACCGGCGCTGGCAGTCAGCCTGCCTTGCCGTGGAGGGGAAGGATCACGACAAGCGCCGCGCCCGGGCAGGCGGGTAGCCCCGACCAGACGTCAGGCGCCGAAACTGAGGTCGCGGCCTTCTTCGGAACGGCTGCCCCGTCGGATTTCGCCCTCAGCGGCACGACAATCAGCTATTCCGGCCCGAACG